TAGGTAAAGCCGGCTTTGAGGAATTTATAAAACCTGCAGCTAAAATAGGGGCAAGAGGAGCTGCTGGTGTGGCAGATCTCGCTCTCTCTGCTGGTAAAGGAACGACGGGTCTTGGATTAGGTCTTTTATTAGAGTCTGATCCAATCATTACTGGAATGTCAGAGGGAAAAACCTTTGGTCAAACGGCTAGAGATACATTTATAGGAAAAGGAATTGATGCGATACCTGGTGTTAATTTAGGAAGTCTTAACGAAGATCTTTTAAAATTAGCTAAAACAGATGATGAAAGAGCTAGGGTTCAAGCTCGAATTG